CTGAAATCACAAAGTTCTGCAGGCATAATCTTTCTGTTTTAGAGTTTATAAATGTGGGCGCGGTGTCCGAGGCTTTTAACCGTGGCTTCACGTACACCACACCGCACCCAACATGTGACTTTAGATAGCAACCTGTACCAGGTCATCCTCACCAATCAGAGTGCCGAGCTTGGAAGCGGCATAGATGAAGTTGTCGCGCTTGCGGTCGTCGAACTTCACGGTGAGAGAAGCGTAGCGGTCCTTGTCGGCTGTACCGACAAACAGGTTCTGAGGAGAACAGAGCACGGCGCGGTGCGGGCAGTTCAGCTTCAGGTTGCCGTTGTCAACGAAGGACTCGTACTTGCGAATCATACGGTCCCAAATGTCGACTACGAGCACAGGATGACCATCGTACTCCGACAGCTGGATTCCTGACATAATCTTCTCTACAGGCATCTGAATGTTGTTCAGATTCTTCACATCGTTGCGAAGAGCCTTGAAGAAGGAGTTCGTCATGAAGATGGCGTGATCCTCCTTGTCGAAGATACGGCTATCGGCTTCGGAGAGCAGGTCATCCATGACACCAACTGCGTATCCCTTTACGCGGACAGCAAGCTTCTGAGCTGTGTAGCTCTCAGCATTGTTGGCAGTAACCTGAATCTGCTGACCGGGTTTCTCGGCGATGATGGCCTGCAGGCGCTTCCAGAGACCGTCGCAGACGGTGAGCAGCTTGAGGTTGATACCCTCGGTGATGTTACCACCCTCGGAAACATGCTTGGCTTTCTTGTCGCCAAACCATGCGAGACGCCAGAACATATCGTTGATAGCGCTCTTGAGCAGAGGAATGAGGAACTTATCCCAGTAGGGAGTGTCCTGCAGGTCAGCACGCTCGGTGCCTTCCTTCATGCCTAACTTGGCAACGGTGTCCTCCAGGTCCTCATAGCAGATGCTCTTAGGAATCTGCCACTTGCCGAGCTCCCAGGTCTTCTCGAAACCTGTGATTTCGACATCGGTGTACTCGGGGTCACAACCGCCGCCTTCCTCGCCAACGTCGCCCATGCGGTCAACGTAGCCCAGCTTTTTACCGTCCTGAACTCCCGTAACAGGCGTGATGACACGCTCCAGGTCAGGGTCGTTGAAAACGGAGGTGAACAAGAGCTCGTTAAGGTCTCTTATCGCACCATTGTCTACAGTGAATTGTTCAAAGTTCATTGTGAGTCGTTTTAAGTGTTATACAATCGTGTTTACTTGCGGGCGTTACGCTTAGCCTCCTGACGCTCACGCTCCTCGCGTAGCATCTGCTGAGTGCGTGTCTCACCCTCCTGACGCTTGCCCTGGCCCTTGCTCTCTACGAAAGTGCGGTTACCCGGGTGGAAAGTTGACTGCATCTTGCACACATTATCCAGCCAAGCCTTGCCGCCGGCCTTCGTCACTGTGGCAATGATAGCCTTCTCTTCCTCGCTCTTCTGGTTCTCAGTGAGCGTCTGCTTCTCAGCTTCGAGGTTGGCCTTGTCAGTGACAAGAGCCTGCTTCTCAGAGGTCAGCGTACCTACGGCAGCTGTCAGATTCTCCTTGTCAGTGGTCAAGGACTGCACCTGCTGTTCGAGAGAACTCTTTTCGGATTCGAGGTTAGACTTCTCCTCCTTCAGAGCGGTGTTCTCAGCAGTCAGTGTCTCAACCTGAGAGGTAAGGTCTGCTACCTGCTGCTTCAAAGCGTTCACGTCATCGTCGTCATTGTTGTCGGCGGGGGTGATGCTCTCGATCTTCTCGTCAGCGACGACAATCACGGTGCCATCGTCAAGGGTGTATGTGCCATTGGGATAGGCCTTGTCACCTACCTGCGGGTCACCATCCTCACGCTCTACCGTGAACTCGCTGCCGTCAGCTGCGGTAATCTTCTGATTGAGGATAGCGGATTCCACGTCCTCAATCTTGCTGAGACCCAACATGCGCAGAGCCTTATCCAGCAAATTCTTCTTTACTTTTGTCTCTTCCATATTTTTATTTGATTTGGTGGTTTTCGTTGCCGTGTTAGGGGCAAGGGTGTCGGAGATAAAGCCCAGTTCCTTAGCCTTCTCCATATCCACGAACTTGTCCTCATTCATCAAGTTCTGCAGCGTCTCTCGGTCTGTGCCAGTGCGCTCAACATAGAGGTCGAGAATCTTGTTCTGCTCCTCCATGAGGGAAAGCTGCTGTGCGTCAAGCTTGCCCTTCATCTTCTCCAGCTCATCTGCCGTCAGGCGCTCCATGGTGCAGAGGTCAAGCCATGCGAGACTTGGGTTGTGAATACACATCTTGGCATTTGCGAAAGCAAAGCGTCTCTCCTTTGGGGCTGCAAGTAGGATGATAGTTGCCATTGACGAGCACTGCCCTTCAATGGTAGCAGAAATCTCCTTGCCCGACTGACGAAGGGCGTCATAGATAGCCCATCCCTCGATGCAGTCACCGCCGGGGCAGTGCAGCTTCAGTTCGATGGTGTTGTCACCCTCGTCTATGTTGCTGATGAAGTCGTGAATGTCCTTATAGCAAACCGAGTCCATTCCGAACCAGTCGCGGTACATCACCTTGGTCTCTTCATCAACGATTTCGTTGTAGATACATAGTTTTGCCATTTTCTTCCGGTGTTTGATTCTACGGCAAAATTACAATAATAAAAAACACGAATCATTATTATCTGTCTGCTTTCCGCTGAACTGAAAAGTGCAGTCCAGACACCTAAAAAAGCCCCTAAATATAGCGGTTTTAGGGGGAGGTATAGACACAAAAATGCCTGCTATCCATCACGGACGGCAGGCATCCCTTCAAAACTTAATACTGAGTAAGGTGTGCTATTCACCATCACTCAACTAAACAAACGGCTAAATCACCATTCGTTATATCTTAGCAAACATCGTATGGGTGTAACCCTTGTATCTCCCACGCTACCGATTTTGCATATTCAAGGTTTTCTGACAAGTACGCAGATACCTCGCTAAAGTTCTCTTTATCGCCGTGAAAATCTTCACAACCCATAGCCTCACAAAACGCGATGGCTCTTTTCTGTCTCTCTGTTGTCATTGCTCAAACTCTTTACAAGCGGTATTCCAAGGCTCTACTAAGCCTCTGCCACAGCCACATATCCAATCGTCGCCGTCCTTTGAGAGATAAATGCAATCACTACAGATATGCTTACTATTTTTCTTCATGTCTTTTTCGCAATGAAGATGCAGCAGCTTGCGGATCTTCCCGTAACGTGGGCTCGTACTTGCGGACTACCTGACGCCAATTCGTCACCACAAGCGCTGCATCTAATTGTTATTCCTTGAAGCCATGCTTGGCGTTATACTTTCGCTGACGCTCATAGTATTTCAACATTTTCTTCCATTCTTTAGGGTTGTCTGCAGAGTTCCCTTCTTCTTTCGGCCAAAAGGTAACGGAGCAACACTGATTTTTCTCCCTTTTATTCTCAGTGTGAACATAAACCGATACCGTAGTCCAGTATTTCATCGGCATTACCTGTACGCTCATGCAGACCTTATCTTTGTAAGACTGCTTATTCAGTTCAAGCAGAGCCTCATGTATCTCTGCTATTGTCTTGGGGCATTTTGCTGGAATTTCCATAATTCTTTGAAGTTTTGAAGTTACTATTTCGGTTATTACTCTCTCTCATGCTACTGCAAGTGCCTGGTGGATGGCCCAGAAGTCTTTCTCGGAGACCTTCATTTCGTCACCGTCCTCGTTGTATGCGGTTACAGACAGCAGCTCAACATCGCAGGGGCACCAGTAGGACAAATCCTCTATGTTGTTATAGGCAAACTCATTGTGGACGTTCAAATCCTCAATGTAGTCAGCGGTCACGTTGTAGTCAACGTAGATGATGTTTTTGCCTTGCTCAAACTCGGCTTCTCTTACTGAAGTGAAGCTGTTGCAGACTTCCGTGTTGTTGATGAACTCGGCAATGGCTTTGATGGTCTTTGGGGATAACTTAATAGCTTTCATACTCTTTTGTTTTGAAGGGTTATATCTTATTTGACATTACAAAGGTAGTAAGAAATAATCAAATGCGCAAATTTTGCTGCAAATATTTTATCATTTCCACAAAATATTTTCACCCTTCGTCTCGGAAGTAAAAAGACTGAGTAATAACGTACCTCCCTCGCTCCTCATGCTCTATGTCAGAGTACACGTTTTGCTCCTCGCTTTCCATATCTTTTAGCCGTTCCTCCAGTATTTTGAAGGCGCTAACATAGTCACCGCCAAACTCCTTCGATACGTGCCATGTGACCACGTTGTAACTCCAACTCACCATCACCACACAGCCCTCGACATATCCAATGGCCCTGTTCTTATCGTAGATGACGGTGTAGTTCTCAAACATGCTCTCAATCCAATCGGTCGTTACGTCTTTCTCGTTGACCAAAGCAGGTATTCTTTTTTCTCTCATAGCTATTCCTCTCCAAGTGCAAAGAAAACATCATCTTCATCGCCGAACTCTCGCCACCAATCTTCTTCGAGGTCATTGTCCTGGCCGTACTCATCCATGAGCTCACTGATTTCGTCCGCTATCCTTTGGTTGGCAAAGGTAATGTCACAGCGGAAATTGCCGATCCGCTCCAATGCCACCTGCTTCTCTGCCTCCGACCAACGATGATTATCTCGGACGTGCTGGATGGCTTTCTGATAATGATTTCCCATTATGCTCTGTATGTCGGTTTGTACTCCCATTGATTTACCACTCTATTCTTATAGTCATAGACTTTCACCTCGAATTTCTCAACAGGAATGAAATTCTGCCTTCCGGCTCTTTCGGCGATGAAATCATTGACAACGTTCACAATTTCTTCCTTCTTGCTCTCGATCTTGACGATAACGGAAGTTTTACCAGTCCTCGTCTTTCGGACTAAATGCTCTGTGATGATTGCTTTCATGGCCTGCCCTCCTTTAGTTCATTAAGAGGGTCAGGTCATAGGCTCCCATCGGGTCTGCCATAGTTCCACAGAAGGCTGCTACTATCTGTACGTCGATGTCGGCTTTCAGTTCTTCGCTGCTGATAGTGTAGCGGTAAACCTTGCGGTGACCACATTCACCAAGGACTCCCTCGTAGTCGCTGCTGATGAAGGTCAGTGTTGCGCCCAGATTCTCAACTACTCCGTTGATGTCGGAAAGAAGGAATGACAGGCCGCGCCAATCAGTATCGCGGTAGATATGAGAAGTTGAGCGTGACTTTTCAACAGCTTTGTAAATCCGGTTTGTGAAAGTTCTCTTTTGCATAACTCTGAAGTTTTGAAGGGTTTATTATTGTATCTTATTTACATTACAAAGGTAGGCATATTTTATCATATACGCAAATTTTACTAAACATTTTTACCCTCCTAATCTTAAAAGAAACTAACGTAAAAAAGGGGCATCCACGCTCGGACACCCCTAACCCTCCCTATGAAAGTTCAAAACTCCAAAAGTGTAAATAAGATATCGGGAAGGCTTAGCTCAAAAGATGACGATAATGGGAATTGTCGTCTCACCATCATCTTCTACAGATGCGTAAACACTGAGGTCCAGCTCACTGCAGAATCTCACGATGTCAGGCAAGCAGAAAATCGTCTGCTGGTCTGTGTTCAACGGACTCGGCTTTACCTTGATGGCGGGTGTCACACCACCGTCCAGGAATGGCTCTACCTCACACTTGCAATCCTCGATGCACTCTTCATCGAGCATCTTCCGTAACTCAGCGGCAAAGTACCGCATTTCTGTCTCGTCATGTTTCATTCTCAAAATGCTTTATTGGTTCGTATTACTTTTGTACCTTATGACAACCCCAGGGTGTTCTGTCGGATCTTCGTTTGGCTCGAATTGCACCTTGCCACTATGCAGAGCAAACTCCTTCATCTTCTTGGAATCGCCTCCATGGTTGATGTAGATTTCTCTATCCCAGTACATATCGTAACGAGGTTCGTCCGTCGTACTTGTAAACATTTCGTAGAGCAGGGCATTGAGCTTATCTTTATCCCCATCATCCTTGATAGGGATAAGAGCGTTCAGCTGCTTGCACAGCTTTTTCATCTTGCTAAAATATTCTCTCCGTCTCATTTGTCATCGTGCTTTTTGGGTTGAAAAGCTGTTTTCTCGCCATCTGGAGTGTGGCATATTCCTGGATAGGTGCAACCTAACTTGCCACCATCCACAATAATACACCACTCGCAATCTCTACAATTCATACGCTAATCTTCTAACGGTTCGTACATCGTGCAGTTGTCAGGGTCAGGACTGTTGTAGGTGGCCCACTCGTCTTGAATCTCCTTCGACTCTCCAGCAAGCCACGCTCTATAGCATGACTTTCGTCTGGGGCAGTTCTCTGTATCACAGTGAGCCACGTCTGAAATATAGACTTTCTGCATGGGCTATTTGTAATCAGTACAGACAAAAGAGTCAGAGGCGACACGCCCAGCATGGAGCCGGCACATTCCAAAACCCGTGTCAGTTATGCCATACCACTTGCAGCTACCGCACCGGACACGCTCTATTGGCACGTCTTCCTTTCTCGCCTTCAATTCTTGGGCACGTCCAATCAGATAGTTTGCGAGGTCTTTCAGCTCCTTAATGCTTTCAAAGTTCACAATGATTCCTTTGGAGGTCTCGCCTGACGATTCCTTTATTTTCAGCTCTACATCAAAAGCCTCACCTTCTCCCTCTGTAAAAGAGGCAATGATATTCAACTTACCGTACTTCTTCATAATCTCAATCTTTTAGTTCAAACGTATATGCTATCGCCCAAGGATTGCTCTCCATGGTTCCCTTACCACTGAGGCGGTCTATGAGTGAAGTGTAAGCCCCGAAAGGACTGAGGAACACGTCTAAGATACGCTCACGCTCCAATCCATCGGCATAAAGCCCGTCAACATGGTAGGTTGGCGTCGCCGTCGCTGGCTCAGCACACTGGAATACTCCTTCTCTCATGCAATCCTCACTGCTGATGTCCTGCAGTCGCTCGATCTTCCTGTCTGTGATGCAGATATGGTGAGGCATAAGGCTTGCTTTTACGAACATCTTATTTCTCCATCCTGCAGACTTGCGCAACTCAGTTTCATCTTGCGCTTTGAATGCTTCGTATATTGGATTGTCTGGGTCTTTCTTCATTTCCCGGAAGATGACTCTGTAGGACTGAGCAATAGCCACTACATCGCCCACGTCAAAAGGTGCGTAAATCTTCAGCATGTCTTTCTTCCACCTTTCTTCGAGTGCAGGAATTTCCGACCACTCCAGCACCAGCTCATCTTTGAACTTGATGATGCGCCTGGTCATTGTCTTTCGGCGTTTCAGAACATCGTCCGTAAGGCCGAACTTATCAGCAAACATTATCTTCCTCATAGCAATCTACCAAATGAAGATTCCACCGATTACGGCAGCTGCCAAAACAGCCACAATTAGCACAAAACAACCTACCGCAGCGCCTACCCCATAAGGGTCGCTCTCTTTTCCACTTCTAATCGCATAAGCGACTCCAGCAATCACTATCACGGCTATCAAAAGCCATGCCCAATGAAAATGTAAACTAATCATACTTCGTTATCTCCTATTTCGTTAGATGAATCTTTTCCTGGTGTCTGAATCTGCCTCGGTTTCTTCAAGGCAGCAATGAGGTTGTCGGCATGAGCCACAGAATCACTGGCTATCAGTTCTGACACATTCTTGAAGCCTTCATTTACTGCGCGTCGTGCCATCTGCTCCATGAGCATAGGACTTTGGATTATCCCTGTCCACATGGCTTGCATGGCCATACCTGCAAACTGAGCTCGATACGGCTCATAGTCGAAACTGTCTAAAAGTTCCACTTCTTCAGCGTCTAAGGTCAAGCCACCTTCCAGCTGTACCCTGCCATTATCACAAATTTTCTTTACAGACAGGACAACACCCGAGCATTTTATCCTTGCCTTAATAACTGCTTTGTTGTTCATTCTTCTTTGAAATCAATGGTCTTTAGAATCTTCAAAAGTCGCGCCAACTCGAAATTTCTGTAGGCGGTCATAGCGTAGGTGTGGGGGTGTGAGTGGTTGTAACCGAAGCGGCTGATATACTCCTGACAGGCCCGCTTGGTGAGGAAGGCACCTGTCTCGCGGCTGATGAAAGACACGTCGGCGACCTCTACTATATCGGCCTGCATCTTCAGCTCATCGCGGATGAAATCGGCCACATCGCCGATGTCGTCTTGGTCAACGTCCTCGTGCCAAATTCGGTGAACTTCCTCGGGGTAGTCGCCAATGTACTCTCCCACAAACTCTATGCAGCCCTTCAGGTCTCGCACATCGCCGTCGCCAAGGTGCACCTTCGTCTCGCCACACCCATCGGGCACGGCATCCTCTTTCGTCTCGATAATCCCCCAATACACAGGGTCAGCATTTCCGTCGTTTTCTTGGGTGTTCAACTCATGCTGCAATTCCTTCAGGAAATCATAATCTTCTTTCGGTAATTCTATCTTTTTCATTCTTCGTCCTCCTCTTGTTTGAATATCGGTTTGTCACATTTGCACATCTGCATCTTTACTTCGTCGGTGATGAAAAGCTCGTCGCCTTCGGCAACCGCATTTTTGATGTCCTCACCAGTATCAGGGGCAACGCCATATCCCAAGGCAGCAGCAAAGTACACGCGGCCACACTTTGCACAGCGGGCAGCGAGTATAGGCTGTTTAATCGGGTTGGTGTCTATGTACTCCTTCTGTCCGGCCAATGCCTGAACAATGCAGAACTCAGCCTTTCGCAGCCACACGTTAGCCTTGCGAAGTTCCAAGCATCTATCTCGATCTTCCTTTGGCATCGGCTGGCGACTCTGGGAAGCCAGCTTGTTATAGTGCCGGATTTGATTCTCATTCCTGGTCACTATCTCTTTGATAATCTCCAATCTCCTACTCATGGCCATCCTCCATTTCATCAAGTTCATCTTCAATGGCCCGCTGTGCGAAAGCCTTGATTTTGTCATTGGTCATTCGCTCATCGGTCTCAAACAGGTGCTCCACCTTACGCATAGACATAGCACCATCCAGCAGATACATTCGTCTGCCTAAATCCGGGTCGAAAGACCTTTTAGGCTCTGCAATGTTGTACGAGGTCTGCTTACCTCTTGGATAAGCAATACCAGTGTTCGTCTCCTTGATGTGCTGTTGATTCTTCATAATGAGAACGCCAATCTTCGTCCTCGCATCTTTGAGGATGACTTCAAGCTGACCTTTCAGTTCCTCATCTACTACGATGCCAGCCAAGAGGTTGTACCCCATTTCGTAGTAAGGCTTCTTAACTTTCGTAATCATATCTTATCTCTTTTAAGTTACTCAATCATGGTTAGAGCAAGCTGGCAATGCTGAACGAGCGAAAAGCCTCTTTCTCCAAATCCCAATAGGACACAGCAGAATAACAGGGCTTGCGGTCTGTTCCTTTGTACTCATAGCTGATAGCAGAGCCTTTCAGTGTGCCGATGGCCTTGCGAATCTCACCATTAGCCTTGCGAAAGGTGAACTCTACCACTCCTACAGACATCTGGGCCTTGATTTTCATTGCCTGCCATGCTTTGCGAAGTGCTTCAGCAATGGTGCCGACGTCCTTTCTTTTGAGGATAGCCCAAGCAGCTTTCATTACCATACTCTTACTGACTCTCACGTTGTTTGATGCGATAGTTGCCATAATCTCTAAGTTTTGAAGTTTGTATCTTATTTACATTACAAAGGTACAAATAGTTTATCAAATACGCAAACATTACGGCAATTATTTTATCAAATCTGCAAATTATTTTTCTATCTCACCAAGCCGAACTTTCTCAGTATTCTACGGTACTCAGAATATATTCGATATTTGTCTGTATAGCTGAGAATATTGGCTATATCCAAGGAGTAGGAGGTGCAGCAGTATTCCACCTTATCCATCTTTCCGCCCATAGGGTTCCTGTAATGGCCGATGGCTGGTTTCAAGTGTGCGCTGTCTATATCCATAGTGACGCAGTAATCAGGGTCACAGCAGCCACTAAGCCAGTGGATAGCCTCGTCTGGAGGCTCCACAAAGAAGCAAAACCCAACGCTCGTAGTCAGGTAACCCTCATGCTTGCTTTTGTTCCTGAGGGTTTCACCTTTGCGGAGCGAAAGAAACTCATCTTCTGACATGAATCTGTGTACTATCATTCGTCTTTTGGTTTTAGTTCCTGAATAATCATATCGACCTCCAAGGCCATGACAGCAAGGGCAGCATGGTACGCTTCTTCATCGGTGGTCTCAGACAGGGCCTTAGAGTAGGCATCAAGCATTCGCTGTTTGGCTACCCAAAGCTTAGTGTAGATGTCACTGACACCAAAGTAGTAGCCATTCTTCCATGCCGATAGCTGACTACCACTAACATTGAAGTCTTTGTCTGTAGCGAGTGCTTTCAATCTCTCCATAGCAATCTTCCCTATTTGCTTGCTCATACTACTCATCCTCGTAGTCTTTCCAGTCAGAGCATGAGTCAAAGCTTTCCTTCTTCTCTCCAGTGAGAGCACACTTGTATGAAGGGCAGAAAGTGCCCTCGTTTTTTACGTGCTTACAGAAATAGCAGATTCTTTCTTTTTCCATAGTTTTAATCGAATAAAGTCATATCAGTTGTTACTGTCTTTGCCTTACGTTGTGGCTTCTTACGCTCTGTCTGGGTTTTCTTTGGCAGGTTCCAACCCTTTTCTTTAGCGACGGTCGCATTGAATTTGTACCAAACATCTTCATCCAAAAACTCAAAGTGCATGGTGCCCTTCTTGTAGCCCCTGCAGCGGAAGAATCCCCATTCAAACCATTCGCCCCACTCCTTACCAGGATTGAAGTTCATTGACGAAGCATAACGCGAGTAGTTCACGCAATCGAACAATGAGCCTATTTCGTCGTAGTTCTTTCCCGTCATGTTACACAGAGCCTTGCAGACATCATCCATCTTATTTCGTCCATAGTCCGACAACTCCACATAAGGTTTTGGCTTGTGATCGTACCAGTCATAACCGGAGCAGATGCTTGGCACTATGAAACGTCTGTTGACCATATAGTTCGCATTGGTTTTCCATGTCTCGCCTGCTGTGCTGTTCTCTGCACTGAAAGAGCAGATGAGGTCAAAAGCCTCAATGAGTGTGCGGAGCATACGCTGACCATTGGTCTGAATGACCATATCCACCACTCGGTAAATGTTTCCCATGGTGAACGGCATGCTCGACTGGGTTTCCACGAACTTGTTTATCTGCTCTCGCAACTCAGTGGTAGCGTATTTCTCCATGTTGAGCTTTCGGAAGATGATACGCCAGTAATGCTTTTGCAGCTCCTTCTTATAGCGCTGATGGCTTACCTCCGTCCTTCGGTCATCAGTGGTGCAGGCTCCAAAACGGATAGGTAAGTAGCCGTAGGTATTCTTTACTTGCTTTTCCTCTCCGGTCTTTTCATCTATCTCTGTACGGAAATCAAAGAAGTCAGCAGTCTCGTTAATCTCCTTCGACATCTTCATTACATCATCGAACATCTTGACGGCTGACACGTAGCGGTTCACAATGTCACGGACGAAATTATATTGCATCAGTCCTTCTTGCTCACCTCCCATAGCGTCAGTATCATATTGGTCGAAGAAGTAGCCGGAAAACTCGTCTGCACCTTCACCGTCTTTATACAACTTCACAAGGGCAACATGAACGTCTGTCTTTCTCTCGGCAGTCTTGAACACTTGACCAAGATATTCTTCTCGTCCATAGTTCTCGATCGTCTCTATCAGTTGTCGTTTCTTCCTGCTGTCGCTATAGCCATGATTGACGCTCTCGCTATTGCAGAGAGCAATGACCGCACACCCAGCGGGAGCTATCTCAAAAGCGTGCATGATATGCTCCACTCCCTTGCTGAAAGGCGGGTTCATAACTATAAGGTTGACGTGGCTCACCATGTCTGAGGTGACTGTCAGGAAATCCTCGGCTATCACGTCACACTTGCCGTTGAGCAGCTTCAGGTTGTTTTGGTCGTTCTCACAGGCAATGACCTCACCAGCACCATTCTTTTTCAGCCAGTCAACGATATTTCCCTTGCCAGCTGATGGCTCCAGTATCGTCTTACCTATAAAGTCCTCACCCATCATCATCTGCTCGATGACTGCTGTAGGGGTGGGGTAGAAATCCGGATTGTCTGTAAATATGTTCATGCTGTCAGTTCTTTATATGCCTCAGTGAATCGTACAGAGTTCTGAAGCACGTCAATAAGTTCTTTCTTCTTCTCGTATCTCCAAGGCAGGTTAGCGAAAGTGTAGGGTACGAATATTCCACCTTTTCGCTGGAAGGTCTCTAACGTCCAGTAGGAGCCTCGATAGGCTATCTGTCCACGCTTCTCTATCTGATTGGCTCTGCGTATGGCAACAAGCTTATACACTCCGTCGTCGCTATAAGCAACGATGCGCCTTGCTGTATTCTCAAAAACTTTGTTTGCCATAGGTCAGAGGGTGTAAATATACTCACGAACTTTCTTCAAATCATCCAGCTTGAGCGAATCAAGATAGTTGTGCAGAACGTTCAACAACTGGTTACGTTCTGTACGCTTTTTGCAGTAGTCCTCATATTCTGCCTTAGTACCAAGGAAAATGTTCCAACCACACCAATCTGCGCAGGTCATTGTTTCCTTCTCGAATTTCCGACGCCATTGTGGGCCATCAGTGGTGATGTACTTAGGGCCGATACTAACGACCTTTTCCTCTACGCCCTCCTGTCTTGAATCATTGGAGTAAACATAGACGACATCGCCTTTTTTAAGTTCTGAAAGTCTTTTCATAATCTCGAAGTTTTGAAGTCAATATCTTATTTGCATGAGCAAAGGTACAAAGAATTTATCAAATACGCAAGTTTTTAGCGTAAATTTTTCATCATTCATACTATTTGCTCTCTTTCCACCATTGGTGGGGTGTTGATTACTGGTTGTCGCCTCCAGAGGATGATAAAGCGTTCTCTCTGCTGCCTGGGTGATACGTGCGGCCACGGTTTCTGATAGGTTGGCTCCGGTTGCACAAACGCATTTGGTTTCGGGGTTGCGAGTGCTTTCTGCTATCCTCGGACTGATCTGGCGCAGTTCTAAACGCCTCGGCACATATAAAACCTCTTTGCCGGCTCGGTGGTTGGTATGGGCTTTCCCTTGCCCCTCCCTTATAGCGAGGAGTCGCGCATCGCTTTCAAGTTCCTTTTTTGTTTATGAGGTGGAAAGCAACTTCAAAGGTGCTACCGAAAATACGGATAAAACCACCTGGCCCTAATGAGGGGCTTTGTTGGTGCCGGAGGCTCGAACTCCAGCGCACAGCCTTATTACTGATTCACCACTGCTGGTTTCACAAGTTCTGTGATACCACGCTTGACTGTTTTCTTCGGGGCTTCCAGTTGGTCACAGATAGCAATCCTGTAGCCAGCCCTCACAAGCTTCGGAAGGTAGGTGTCGAGTGCATGGTATGGGAAACCTGCCATCTTCGTGCGGTCGGAGTTGCGCTTGGTAAGGGTGATGCCGAGCGTCTTTGCACATTTCTCTGCATCTTCCTCGTAGGTCTCATAGAAGTCACCGCAACGGAACAGAATAATAGCGTCCGGGTGCTTCTCCTTCAAGTCACGGTACTGCTTCAATATCGGAGTGAGTGCAACCACCTTGTGCTCAGGATGAGCGTCGATGAACTCCTGCAGGCGTGTCTCGCACTCCCATGAGAAGCAGATGTTGTTCTCGCATGAAGGGCTCCAGTTGAAATCAAACGCCTTCTGACCGTATTCGTTGCGGACAGCACCTTTGCAGTGCTTCTCATTAGCCACCTTAATGCAATAGTCTTGAATCTCGTCGAAGGTCTCAACTCCTTCCAACTGATAGCTGGTAGTGATATTTGTAATCTCACCTGTCATGTCACTATAAGTCTCAACTGAGAAAAATTTCTTTGCCATAATTCTTAAAGTTTTGAAGTTTATTATTATCTTATTTACACTACAAAGGTACAGAGTTTTTATCATATACGCAAATTTACCAACTTTTATTTTGGTTAGCTGATGTTAAAGTTTTAGGCCCTCAAACCGACTTTCACAAGCAGGTCGAAAGGGCATATTTGCACAGGAAAGGCTATCGGGCCTGAATGTTCTTATTTGCATAGGAAAGGCATGGGTACTTCTCTTTATTTGCTATGAATACCAAATTAAGCGTATTCAATACTGAACATCTATGCTGCGCTTGCTTCTGATGTTCTACAGATGTTTGTCTTACCAACGAAATGTAATCTTTCAATGTGTCCGAAAGAAGCGGGATAAGGTAGTCAATAGGCACGAACTCTTTGAAATATTCTTCGAGAGTTGGGTGATGTCCTCCTGCGTCGCTTTCTTCCATAAAATCGAGTACAGGCTGCGTTTGTTTCATTAGCCGTCCATTTTTATCTCTCGGCATTTCCTTTACACGTTTACTGAGGGCTATTGAACGGTTGAGTTTTGCTGCCAATCCAACAGCCCAAATACGGAATTTGTCTGCTTTGTTTTTACGGCTTTCAGTGCAGAGTGTAATAAGACCACTCTCATCTACAAATACACGGCTGACAATCTGCTTTATCCTTTTCACGAAATACTGTTGGGTGTGGCAGTTGCTCATTTTGACTATTCTATCTCCCTCCTTTTTGAGGAGTTCCAGAATGCGGCAAATATCCAATAAGCAGTACATCTTTTCGCCACTTTCTGTGACTACGATGTTCAATTCTCCAAATTTCACATCATAGAACTTTTGTACTTGTTCACTTTGTTTAACCATCTGATTTACAATTAGTTTTGATTATTATTTCTACTTGTAAAGGTACAAAGTTTTAATCAAATGCGCAACATTTACTAACTATATTTTCAGTTAGCTTGTGTTAAATTTATCACTTCTGCAACGTATTCTCGGAAAGTTTGAGTACCTTTGCAGAAAAATTGCTGCTTATGAAAAGATTTCTGCTTTCTATCGCCTTGCTAACAGCTATCACATCTTGTATTGCACAAGACACAGACAAACCCGTTTTCTTTCCTAAATTATTCGGGTTAAACAAAAGCTGTTCCGTTGGCCTCATTGGAGCAACGATGGATAATTTTAGCTACGGAGCGATGGGTGTCAACGCGACATTCTACGGCTTCTATGCAGACTTCATGTTTTGGCCAACTAAACATGGAAACTCTATTCCACTCGACAAATGGGAGGACCATCGTCAAATGGCTTTCCATGCAGGCTACCAAATACCATTCCATTATTATGACGGAGGTAGCATCCGACTTATACCATTGCTTGGATATGCCAAAATAGAGGAGGGAATCACAGACGGCAGCAACTACTATCTTGGCGACGGTGGTATAGTCAACAGCTTCACGGCAACAAACAAAAAGAGCGGCCTTGACTATGGTGCCGCCCTTGCTTTCAGTAATGCCGATAAGAAAATTGGGAGATACAACTTCTACCTTGGCTATACACGATATACAGCATGGATAGGTTTCGCCGTAGAGTTTGACCTCCGCAATCTAAAATAGCGTCTGCTGTTTCGCCTCTCCCTTCAGCCGATTCTCAGCAACAGCATAGAACTTCTCATTATTCTCTATGCCGATGTATTTCCTGCAAAGCCTTTGAGCGGCAACAGCCGTAGTGCCTGAGCCCAGGAATTGGTCAAGCACCACGTCACCTTCATTCGTTGACAAGCGGATGAAACGCTCCATTATCTCAGCGGGTTTCTGTGTTGGATGCAGCTTCTTACGGACTGACTGAGCATGGAGAATACGGCTATACATTTCGCTATCATCCATAGCTTTCAGTCCAGTACCAAGCTCATAGATACGAATGATAAACTCAGCGTTTTGAGCAAAGCGTTTCTTGTTGATGATTCCCAGAGGTTTCTCCCAAACGAGCAGGGCGAACTTATAGCCATGCTCCACAGCCCACCCAGCATATAACGGTATCTGGTCCTCGCAACAGAAGATGTATGCGTTCATCTTCTTCATCAGCCGAGGGGTCATATCCAACCAACGATAGATGTCATCCTTCGTGAACTGCACCTTGATCCTACACTCTCCACTCTCGTCATTGTAGTCATAGAGCGAAGTGTTGCTATGGCACTTCTCATTCTCACCGCGCTCAAACTTCCCATTGTGCTTACTGAAGCAATACGGCGGGTCGGTCACAATGAGGTCAATGCTATATGCTGGCAGGTCATCCATCACCTGCAGGTTGTCGCCAAATATCAGCCGGCTCTCCTTGATAGTGTTGATGTACCTCATAGCTTTACCCTCTTAGTCATACGGTCAATGAGTTTGTAGATGCCTCGCTCGGACATCTGGTATTTCTCCGAAAGGTGGTAAACGATATATCCCACCTTGTGATGCTTCGCCTTCATGTCCTTATATTCGGCCATGAGGTCAAGGTATTTGACATCTTTCGGGTCGATGCCGTTCTCTACTAAAGCCTCCATCAGAGACTTGTTAAGCTGAAATAATTCGTATCTGGTCATAATAACGTGATTTGGTTTTTACTTATAGGTTGTCAAGACTCTCGATAACATCTACCTTGCGCTGTGCGTCCGCAATCTCCACAACAGACACGACAGGACGAATCTCCTGCGCTGCCTCAGTATAGACGCGCTGAAGCTCCTCGGCATACATTGGAGCTTCCCTATAGCCGTTATTCAACGCCATCGGCACCACACCCTTGCCTACCTCGTTCATAGCAGCCAGCAAAGGCTCATAGAGTTTAGTGGCTCTTGCGGTCATCACATACTCTCCATTGCTGAGCATAGCAGGGATAGAGTCAGACGTGCCAGTGCCCGGCCCTGTCACCTTACCACCTGTGGCGTACTTGCTACCTCCTGATTTTTCAGAGCGTATGCTGTCTATCTGGCTGTTGGCCTGCTTCACCGTACTGATAGCAGTAGCGACATTGGCAAGCACCGTAGCCACCGTCGTAGCGATAGCTGCAAGGTTAGCCGGGTAAGGCAGGGATGCAGCGGAAGCAATACCAGCGGACAAAGCACGGCCTGTATCAATGGAAATCTGTGCCAGCGTGATAATCTCGCTCAATCTCACCATTGCCTCGTTGTTGTCTGCAAGAGCGTTGGCAAGAGAGACAAGGCTGTTGGTCACTGAGCGTACAGCGGTGAAGTAAGCCTTGCGGTTTTTCAAGTCGGCATTACGGAAAGCTGCCATTGCAGCATATTTATCTTTCTCAGCATTGAGCCGTCGGGTGTTGAACTGCTGTTCAGTCTCACCTTCCAACTGTCCCTGACGCACGATGTCATCATACTTCTGTGCCGCTGCCTGCTGACGCACGGCGAGGATAGCAAGCTCGCTGTCGTTCACCACGTCAAGGCGAAGCTGTTCCAAGCCCATTTGCTGCTCTACCCAGTCCTCACCGTTCTGCTGTTCACTCAGAATGCGCTGGGTTTCCCACATTTCCAGCTCGGTAATCTGGTCCATCAAAGCTTGCTGACGTTCACTTGCGAGCTGCTGCTGGTATTGCTGTTCAAGAATGAGGTTTTGACGACGTGACGCCTCCAGCACATTATTCTCCCTCTCGGCATATTCTTCTTTGACAGCAAGAATAGCTGCAGACCCTTCCTGTTGGATTTGCAGAAGGTTAGCTTGTGCCAATGCTGCGGCATCGGATTCAGCACCATACTGAGCAACGGCAGCGTCATATTGCTGCTGTGCTGCTGCATCGGCAATACGCTTCTTTTCCTCTGCATCAGCCACACGGTTTTCTCTCTCACGCTGCAGAGCGATAAGGTCAAGTTCTGCTTTCTCCTCATTCTGCTCTTTCTTCAGTTCCAACTCCTGACGAGAGCCTTTCATCACAACAGAGAGACGTGACTGAATAAGCTTCTGCTGATCCTGCACCTGACGCTCCCACTCCTTGTCATCGAGCTTGGCCAGTTCCTCGTTTTTCTTCTGCTCTTTGGCAAGGATTGTTTTCTCAATAGCAGTCCGGGCAGTCTCAGTGAGATTCTTTTCTGTAGCCAACTTCACCTTCAACTTGCGGATTTCGCCGTCATACTGCTGCTCCAGCTGTTGGCGACGTTTTGCAGCAGTATCTTTCATCAGGTCAAGCATGGCCTTCTCTGCTTCTTCGAGTGCCTTTGCTTCTAACTCAGCCTGTTTCTGTGCAGTGGTTTTGCCATTTCCGCCACGTCCACCACCACCGCCGCTGCCGCCTTTGCCTTGGCCAATCAGCGTATTATAGTCACTAAGGGCATCGTTCATCTTCTTTCGAGCGTCAAGCACCTGCTGAGTAGTAGCAGACTGGTCTTTGATGATTCGGTTATACTCTGCCTTCGCATCTTCCCAATCCTTCTTCGCATTAGCGACTTGTTGTTTGTATGGCATCTGCGATTTAGTGATGTCAGGCTTATTACCTCCACCGCCAGTACCAGGGCCTTCACCTATTGCATTTTTCTCTATGTCGATGCCATAAACATCAAGAATGGCCTGACGACGCCTTTTGATGTCGTCAACATCAGATTGGGCGCTGCTAACCCGCATTGAGGAACCCATCTTCTGACCAAGCCAAAAGAATACTTCTCCTTGTTGACCGGAAGAAGGGCCAGCAGCTACGGCATCTTGAGCTTTCTTTGCATCGTTAAGCTTTGCATTAGCCTCTGCAAGTTCCTCGCCAAGTTCTGCAAGCTTTTTCTTTGCTCCCTCAATTTCGTACATCTTTACGAGTGAAGTCAAATAATCATCGAGGGCTTTCTTGCTTGCCTTATATTTTCCTGTCGTTTCGTCCAACTGAGCATTGTAATTGGGGATGATTTTATTTAGCTCCTCAACGGCTTTCTTTCGTTGTTCCATTGACAACCTCTCATCCTCAGCAGCAGCTATAAGTGAGCGTATTTTGGTTTCTTCTTCAGCAACTTCTTTTGTCGCCTGTGTCCTAATATCGCTCATCATCTTTGACGTTTCACTTTCAGCACTTATAAGTTTCCCAAGCCAGCTTATCAGAGAAATAATTGCGTCAATAGCTATCGTGATTACTGCAGTCAGCGCAAAACTTCTTAGGGCAGTCTTTGAAGCCGTTACAAATCCTTGCACGGCAGTCTTAGCTACAGCCATTCCTCTTTGCCAGGCAGTACCTGTATTCATAGCAGCAGCTTTATTCCATGCTTGAACTTCGGCTAAGTCGGCCTTTGTCTTAGCTTTTTCAAGTTCTTCAAGCTTTCGCTTCTCTGCTGAAACCCTCGCTTTCAATATGATTTCAGCTTTACCATTTGCGTTTTCTGCAGCTAACATGTCCTTTTTGAGAGTCTGATTAAGAGTTTTATACTCTCTATCAATAGCCTTCTTTGCGGCTGTCGCTTGCTCTGCATTGGTGATTGCAGAATCACGTATCGCCACAAAAGATGTCTTTGCATGGTTGACCAATTTCAAGAAGCTTATACCTGCTATAAGCGAGATAACAAGTCGTAGCGTTCCGGCAAGGTTCTCCTCCAGGAAGTGCACCAATGAAGTAAGAGCCTTTAGCGGGGTCAGGAGTAAATCGCTGTTGCTTTGGCCAAGGGAAATCTTAAACGACTCCCATGCAGAAGAAAGGGTGAAGATAGCCTTTGATACGTCACTATAGGACTGCTCAAACATTCTTGCAGTAGTTCCGGCCACGTCAGCATGTACTAAATCTACATACGCTCCATGTAAATCATCAAGATTTTCTATCATTAAGCGAATAGCAGGAACAGCGTTTTCCCCAAACACCTTTGCAAGAGTTTCTGTCCCGTCTTTGGCTTCTAATATTCCACCTTCCTTCAATCGCTTTAATGTTCCTACAAGTCCATCAGCAGAAAATGAAGCAGAAGTTATCTCTACTCCATATTGCTTGAATGCATTACCACCATTCAAAGCTTCCCTTGACAAACTGGTAACAGCCTGTTTTACCGCCTCTATAGCATCTTCTCCTTTTATCTCGTTCCTTTCCAAGATATTTATAGCAGCGTTTAGCTGATTAACAGACACTCCCACGTCTTCCGACATCTGAGTAGCCTCGTCAAAAGTTTTCCACTTACCACCGAGAGTGACCAGCTTTTCGTCCAGTCGGTCGATATTACCTACCAATGCCATTACCTGCGGTGTGCAACGGCGACCGAACACGTCAGCAAGTTTGTTGGCAGAATCCTCGGCTTCCATGATGCCACTCTCCTTCAAACGCTGCAAGGTACGCGTCAGGCCCTCGGTTTCAAGGCTGGTCTGGTTGATGTCGATACCAAACTCCTTGAATACTTTTTGCTGCTTTGCCGTAGATGTAGAGAGGCCCAGGATAACCATTCGCAAGGCAGTACCAGCGTCAGCACCACGCACACCAACGTCTGCAAGGACACCAAGGGCAGCGTTCACCTCCTCGATGCTCTGGTTCAGGGCAGTACCAAAGGGGGCGGCGTTCTTCAGTGCCTCTGCAATCTCTATGATATTCGTTGCCGATGAAGCGGACACCTTAGACAGTACATCATTAGCGTGTACCATTTCTTCCTCGGTGACAGGCATTTTGAAACCTCGCATCGTGCGAATCATAATGTCGCTTGCTTCATTCAAGCTGATCGCATTAGCCTGAGCAAGCTGCAACGTCTTACTCAGAGCAAGGGTAGCCTCTTGTGCATTGAAACCACCACGCGACAGGTTCTCCATTGCCTGTGCCGCATCGGTGGCATGGTAGATAGTTTCCCTACCCATCTTTCGGGCTTCCTCGGTCATTACCCGCATATCTTCAGCAGAGGCATTGGTGACAGCTTTCACGCGAGCCATTGCGTCCTCGAAGTCACGGGTTACCTGTAGAACGTCCTTTGAAAAGGCAAGCATGGAACCACCAGCGACAGCCGTAACGATAGCTTTTCCGAGGTCAGTAGCCTTCGCTTTCAGCGTGTCTAAGCCTTTGGCCGCATCCTGATAGTTGCCAACATTGCGATAGAAGCGCTGGGTCTCGGCTTCGGCTTTCTTCAACTCATCAGTAATGCCATTGATTTTCTGCTTCAGCTCAATACCTTTTGCAGAATTGCGCTCGGCACGTCCCATGGCATCGTATTCTCTGGTAGCATCGGACAGTTGAGCGCGTAGCTGCTTCAAACTGCCCTCTTGGTCGATGACAGACTTTGTTGCAGATTTCAGCTGTGTTTCAAGCCCGGCTATCTTCGTCTGCAAGTCCTTTCCCCTGGCACTCTCACGTTCAGCCTTGGAAAGTCCTTCATACTCAGCCTTTGTCCTGTTGAGTTCTGCACGCAGGCTTTTGACAGAGCCTTCCTGCAGCTTCTCCACCTGAGAGGCTTGCTTTATCTGTTCTGTGAGGCCCTTAATCTTTGTGGCAAGTTCCTGACCTTTGGCAGACTCGCGTTCTGCCTTACCCAAATTCTCGTAAGACTCCTTTGCAGAGGCAAGCTGTGCTTTCAGTGATTTCACGCTTCCCTCCATCTGCTGCTGTGCCTTTATCTGGTTACTCACTTGGTTGGAGAGGACACGCAAGGCGTCGCCCTGCTGCTTGATATACACCTGTGAAGCAGAGAGGTTGCGGTCATACTCCTCTTGCGAGAGAGAACCGTCCTTCAACTGCTGCTTCAGCTCTTTTTGAAAAGCAATAGCGTCGGCAATAGCAGCACGGTATTTGGCGATACCAGCGATTGCCTGCTCATACCTTACCTGAATGTCGATAATTTTTACTCTTGTGTCTGCCATATCGTCTATTTTTCAATTTTTCTGATGATGAAGATTGTATTTTTATCGCTTCTCTGCGTGTGACTCAACCACCCGTGACTGCTCATCCTACACCATTCGTAAGCGAAATTATGCTTATAGTTCGCATCATAGTAGATGTTAGAGCACCAGCAAATAGTCAAGCCGGAAGGAACTATCTGATTGCCACCAATAGCTGACATCAGCGGCTCCAGTATCTTAATAATGGCTTCGCTTGAAATCGCCTTGCACTCTCCAGTAGAGGGCAGATAACCATGCTTACCTGACGGGAAAACGTCTGCCTGTGCAGCAAAGGCAGCAGCGCTATACGGCTCATCGATGAATACACCATCAGAGCCAGTGATTTCGGCAATGAGCGTCTGTGTATTCGTGTAGCCATCGTCATTCTCCCCATATTCCAATCCTGTAATGGTGACTCCCATGCCGCCGAAATGCTTTGCCTGATAGCCTCTGAATTGCGTCTTGGCTATAATGAAACGATGAGTGCCATCAGAGAAAGCCACGCCCTCGGCTTGGTCATTGCTCTTTCCGCTTGCTACCCATTCATCTTTTGTGTAGAAGTTCAGCTGAGTGTCAGCAATAAGCCCCTTTGCAGCGTCCAGCTTCTCGAAGTCTATGATAGCCTCGCCCTCGGAAACCACATACAGCTCTTTCTCAACGATCTTCTTCAAGCCATTCACGCGGGCCGAAATCGTCAGCTTCACCTTGTCATTGTTCCTGATAGCCACCGTTGCCCGGAATCCAGTATTGGTGATGTTGCTAATTGTCACGATGCTACTGCCAGGCACAACAGACACGTCGCTGATAACAGCTCCCGCAGGTGTAGCGGATAGCGTGTAGTCCACCGACTGGTTTGTTCCCACCTGTCCTGTCACGCCATCGTCTCCGCTGACAACGAGCGTTCCGAACTTCACGGGAGACACCTCCCTCACGTCTGCAAAGGCATGGGTAGGTACAGCGTCGCCTTTTATGTGCCTATATATCCCCAATTCGTGCACAGCATTCTTTATGAAAGTCCAATTCTGGTACTCGTCTCTCTGCGTCGATGTCAGCATTTCCGTATTGGAACGTTGCAGGATAGCGTCACCACCGATGGCTGTCAAGAGGTCATTGATGAGGTTGAGCTTTTCACGAACTATATTCCACTGACCTGCAGCACCGAGGTAGCCACTGATACCACTCGGGAATTGTCCTGTGGTCAGACTTCCTACGGTGGTGTCGCTTATCTGTGCTATGATTGCATTGGTATTCGCCTTGCCGTTGAAATCGTTCACTGCCTCGGCTTCACTCGACGCTGCAACCACACCAGTCACCAGAGTACCTGTAATGTCAGTGATTACCTGCTTAGTGTTCGGGTCATAGCGTGAGTTATCCTTATAGCCACCGATTTTCACGCTTGTTTCCTTCTTGGCGATGATGAAGCGGTGGGTGCCATCAGACACGGCGATGCCATCTGCATCTTCATTGAGTATTCCAGCTGCAGCCCATTCTGCTTTGGTGTAGAAGCTGCCGTTGACATCAACGATGAGCACGCCAGCATTGTCGAGCGTTTCCACCGACCATGTGCTTTTTGGCACAAAGGTCACTTCCAACGATGCCGACATTTCCTCTCCCTCACAATCTACCACAACAGTTAGCATAGTCACTTGCTCGCTCTCGATATTCTCTACAGCCAAAGAGAATTGACTTCCGGACTGATCCTTTACCATAACGGCAGGATTTGAGGAAGTGATGCTCTTTACCGTAAACCGCGGATAATTCGGGGTGATATACAAGTTATAAGGAGTGCTGCCCGTACCATTTGGAGCCTCATAGCCTTTTGCGCCATTGATAACCAGCGCACGGCCTCTGACAGTTACCTGGAAAGAGGTTTCTAACGTTGAGCCGTCTGTGAGCGTCACTTTTACGTTCACAGTTGCCGTCTCTCCATCAGCAGGCAGAGAGGTTGGGGTGAGTGTAAAACCTGCTGTCGAGACATCTGAGACAGTCAAAATCTCACTTGTCGTTGTCACCTCTACACTTTGAGCCACCACGTCAGCGTCGGCAGGACTGTATGACAAGGTGTAAGCCTTTGCGCCATTGCTGTTAATCGACCTTGCACCTGTCACCTCTACCTTCTCCACCTTGGTAACATAATCCACCACATCGCCCCAATCGTCATTGATAACGGAGAAATCGGGTGTCAGCACAAAGTAGTAGAACTTCTTTCTCAGCTCATGAACGACATTGCCGTTTTCGTCGAGAATATCAACGGCAATCCTGATAACATGATACTGACCATCCTGTTCCTTGGTGTAGGTATAGGTATGCTCTCCTGGTGTAAGCTGGTTGGTATCATAGTACACCTTCACGTTGGCGGTCATTTCCCTCTCAAACTCGGTATCAAAGCCAACAAGTTTCTTCAGGATATACTTCACCTTAGTAGGAACGGTGATTTTCAAGGTGTAAGGCTGCTCATCCCATTGACCGCCGGGGTTTGACGACCAGCTACATTCGGGATAAGCCCACTTCTGGAAATAGAATGCGTTATTGATATTGTTTCCGTCTGTAGGTATGTTCAAGCCCTTACCACCATGCAGTACACCATTGGGATAATAGACGTTATCGCTAACGAAGATTCCGTAGTTGAATCCACTACGTCCTGTAGCCCCCATGGTCAGCTGCAGATACACCTTATCGCTCCCAGAATAAGCACCAGACCACAGCACTTTGTATTCGTAGGATATGGTGTCTATATCCACGTCCACGGCAGGGTCATAGTCGGGCTTCACGTATGGCAGCTGAATAAGCTCCACCGTACACAGTCCATCTTTGTCACGCTGTATGCTGCTCACGGCAAAGAAAGAATTGTACTTATTCAAGTACACAGGCATGGACTCGTCGAAGTCTCTGAGGTCGAACTCCGTCAAAAGCATTTGCTCCTTGACGCAGGTGTAGTTCTCCAGTATCTTGCCGAGATAGCCAAAGAGATTTTCCGTATTGTCAAAAGGCTCGAAAGCGTCCATCCTGATGTGCTTGAAAAGCAGACCTTGGTCCTTTATCATCGGGCGCTTGGAAGCATCTTCTATCTCCTCAAACTCACTATCGAGGGCACGGAAATTCAGATAGCCATACAGAGGGTTTGTAGTGGTGACGATATGCTTTTCTCCGTCCCAAGCCTTGATCGTCCTGCCAGTCATCACCTCCGGGTATGCTATATCCTGCCTGAGACCAGGGAAGAATTTTGACTGAAACAGCGACTTCTCATCAGCGAGCAAGGAGTCCGCAATACCTATGGTACCATAACCCTCGCCGTACAGCTCCAGCTCATCGCGCTTATCCTCTTCCGTCTTTGTGCGACGGCTGTAAGCCATTTCAAAGTAATTCTTCTGTGCAAAGTTGGTATTCTCATATTTTGACATGCTGGACTGGCTCTTGCCCTCAATAAGCTTCTTAGACCAGTCCACACACTCACCTGAAATCACGCGGTCACGCAGTTGGTTGTAGAACATGGCAACAATCGTCTTGCCGTCCTTTTCTACCCTCGGCAGTGCTCCGTTCATGTAGAACACGTCTTTCATAAAGTCGAAGCAGCTAATATCGGGCAGATTATTTATCAGTCCCATTTCAACGGGAATCTTCGTCACCGTCTCTTGCGAGGGGGTGATGCTGGCAATATTCAGCGCAAGGAAACGGACATCTTCAGGGTTGAACGTGTCGGCCACATCGGCAGTCCTCTGACCAAGCACCTTGCCACTGCTGTTACGGATGCTCAGAGGTAGAGTCTTTGCGTAATCATAGCCAAAGAGCAGTCCATCCCCTCTATAGAGGTCACTGATTTCTGAATCCCCCTTCTCCATGATGGTCTGCACGTTTTCTGTGGTATCTGTCTCAGGAGTGTACTCAAAGCCCGACCAGAACAGATAGCCAACAGAACCATCCTCTACAGCATCCAAGTTGATACGTCTTGCCTCATACTCCACACCGAAGTCAAAGTAGTAAACGTAAGAGCTGTCTGTTTCTTCCCTACGTACAGAGCGCAAGCCGATCCACTCCTCACCATTGTCAGAGAGAGTGTCAAGGGTCACTTTGTTTTCCTCGTCCTCCTTCGCTTCTACGATATATATCCACCAGTAGTCAGGAGCAGTGACACGACCAGCTTGCACGGCATCTTTTGACACGGCAATCTGGGCGGTTCCCTTGATAACGCAGTTTGCTTCGAGTAACAGAGTAACGAGGTCTGATGAATTGCCATACCCTCCTGTCAAATAATGCTCAATGGTACGCTGTGCGTAGTACACCTCATGGCCGTAATACCTTCCACTCCATACTCCGTTATGTGAAGATGATTTCCACATATTCAGTCGCTCAACTACACTCTCAGAGAAGTTTGATTCCTTCGATGCCGTGTTGATGCGCCGTGTCCCGATAAACTCATTCCACTTCGGGTAAACCGCATCACCACGGCTATTGTACCCTACAATCGTAGCGAACTGGCTCCAATGGTGGCGTTTCGTTACATCAAAGACATACCAATGCTCATACTCTCTCCAGTAGCTCTTTTCATCACCATCCTTAGTGAATCGTCTGTAACTACCTTCTTGCCTGGTAGAGCCATCAGTGATAGCGCCCCATCCAATGAGGTCAATATCCCTGACAACGTATCTGTCAGAGAGGTAAGGCTTTGACCCCGTGACAGGCAAAACGCCATAAGTCACGAAGTCATCATACACCTCACGACCATAGAAATTCTTGTTGTTGAAGTTCGCCAGCGGCAGCGTACCCATACCTCTACTGATAGACCTGCCAATGCTGAACTTCACACCGAACTCCTCATTTATCATCTGGATAAGGCGGTACACAGGCACAACAGGCTTCGGCGGGGTGCCTACCTCATGCGGAACACCAGCGTCATAGTCGGGATAGAGAATGTCCTCATCGTTTCCCCATTCACCCGTAGGCTTGCCATAGTGGAAATCGCCTTCGTCGTCTCTCCATATGAATGTCCCCTGAGAAGGCAACTCGTTCAGTTTCTTGCTGCTTCCCTTCAGCGTCTCAAAGGCTTTCAGCACTCGCCATGTCATAACGCAGGAAAACGTCGAGTCGCCCACCTCTGAGACATACAGGTTAGCGTTAGGGCAGAGACACACGCCATTGATGTAGAAGTCTGCATCCACACGAATACGTATCATCTTCGAGTGGTGGCGTATATCGTTAGCCATATCCAACAGCTGTATGTTCCGCTGGGTCATAGGCAACTTGAACGTATAGCTATGGCTGCACGTTAGCTTGCTAATATCGCTGAATAAGTTGTTTTCCCATTTCAGCGTTATTCCACTCGGAGAAGGAAGGTCAAGCTTCTCTCGCTTCCCGTCAGGTGTGTAGATGTAAAGTTCTTCTTTCATTTCTTCAGCATTCCTTTTCTTCTGAGGTTGTCAGCATACCATATTATTGCGATGAGCACGAAACGCACCGCCAGGTAAAGAACAATGAGGAATATTACCCCAAGTATGAGCCATGTTTTCATATCTTCGCCAAGTAAGTGTAGTGATACCAATCTTTTGTCATTCCCAGGCCGTGGCGTTTCGCCTGTAGCTGAATGTCACTCGTATCGCGGTTGATGTTCAGCACCGTGCCCGGCTCTCCAGTCTTGATGATGACACATTTGTCACCAACTTTCAGTTTCTTATATTCGTCGTAAATCATATCGTCTGTACTTGAGTGTCTGGCAGCGTAATGGATATTTCATAATCAAAGAGTCGTCTGGTGTTTTCGACTGTTGCCGTACCCGCTGCAATAGATACAGGCTTCCAAATCCCATCACCAACATATAGCTCGATATGAGGTGATTTGTATATCGTCTCTACGTATGCCAGCACTTCCTTCTTTAAGTTCGTAGCGCAGCACTTGATAGTGTCTGTGTTCTCAACATGGATAGAACGCTGTGCCGTGTGCAAAACCTCACCCACCATATAGTCGGCATCGATAACAGTCTTTGACAAACTATTCTTACTCTTTTTCTCTCCAGTGTCAAAGAGGTAGTATTGCCAAAAACCGTAGCTGTCGATCCACCGAAGGTAAGTGCCTACTTTATCAGTGTTCGGAATGAGGGTAATTCCGCTTACGTTAAGGCTTGCAGGGGCTACCTCAACAATGGCAGAGCCGTTGAAATACGAGACTTGCTGAGGTAGATTCTTAAACCACACCACTTCACGTTTCTCTCTGCCAGCCCCATAGACATCAGAGACAATCGGCAGATAATAGCCGTATGTCATGCCTGCCTCCAATGCAGCCCAGAGCACCAGAAATGTCGTGGAGCCAAGTGAATTGCCGTCTGCATCACTGAAGGTCATCGTTACCCTCTTGTGCCGAGTGTTCACGTAGTCGTCAAAGAGCAGCTGGAAAAGCCGGGCAACATAGCACTGCGCTTTACCGTTGTAAAGCGTCACGTCAATATCGTAGGTGTGCGTGCCATCAGTGACAGCAAGCTTTATCACCCCCGATGTTCCTGCCATGTTCAGCTCTACATAGCTGGGGTTGAAGGCATACACCCTTTCGTTTGGCACGGTGGCCGTTCCACCGCTAAGCGTTATTGTTCTCATCCTGTGTATCGTTTATTCTGTCAATATCCAATTCCATGATTCCCACTGCCTCACCAGCCAGCTTTGCCGTTTCCTCGTTCAGCAGCGTGTCGTAGATGTCATTATAGCCATGGTTCCGATGTAGCCTTGTGCCTTTCTTCATAATGGAGTAGGCAATGGCGTGACTGAGACTATTCAGCTTTCTCTCAGGTGTGCTTCCGGATGCGTTGCTGTAGTTGATACCCTTCCTTGTTATCCACTCCTTGATAATGTCAGCAAAGTTATGGGGCACCTTGCCAGGTCCTCGACCTTGCTGCATGACTGCCCACTGAGCACCACCTGTTAGCAAGAAGCGGATAGCGTCACCGTCTGTCTGCTCCTCTATGCGCAAAGATGCAACGGAACGGCCCGATGCCATTCTGCCCTGCTGCTGCATATTAGCGGCAATCCCCTTCTGCACGTTCTGCAGGTGCTTGACTACTAACTGACGTATCGCTTCCATATCTTATTCCTCAAACTCATCTTCTGCCCTTACCTCATCTTCACAGATAATGATACCTTCCTCTTCTTCAAGTGGCGGCTCTATCACGATGCCTGTCACGTTCTGGTCGAGGTGGTCATAGAGGACCTGATAGGGCAGCTTTCCTTCTATCTGTTTGAACAGCCCGCTACCATTGAGGGCCTTGACGAACTTCACGCACAGCCGTTTCATCTGCTCTATGACATCATCGTTAGCCTCTCCTTCAAAGTCGAACTCAGTAGAGCAGACAAAGGCTATCTGTGCCTCTGGCTTATCTTTCACCCTTGCCCATTCAAAGAACAGAGAGCCGGAGGGAGGCAGCACATAGATAATCGTCGGCTTCTCTATCCTGTCAATGGCCACGTTAGCCTGTGCCCAGTTCATAAACAGGTATTCAACATCAGCACCCATGCTTTCCACAATGCTGTGTATCTTCTTCTCTACGGTGCCATGAACGGCGATATTCTTCAACTCACTCATAACAGATTCAGTTTTCTCATTTCACGTATAGCGATGTCTATAGCTTCGCCGATCTCCTTTGTGGAGTAGCCTATTTCACTGAAGGAGTCACGCCCTCTACGGAAACGCTGCAGACGGTGCAGCACTTTCAGGGCCTTCGAGCGTTGCATCTTTCTCTCCCGTAGCTCCTTCTGAATGTCCTCACATTCTGAGGCGGTTTTCAGAAAATCAGCTGCCTGCTGCAGTAGTGTATTAGCGTTCTTCATACCAAATCAGGCTCATTGCCGCCATAGCAAGCCATAGCGGGAAGTATGACATCGGATATTTGCTGGGCAGCTATCTTTGCATTGGGGTGGGGTTTTCCCGTCACTCCCTGCAAGCGTAGTCGCATGATAGCCCTCCACTCTCTCACGTTGTAGGTATAGCAGACCCGGGTGGCAGTATCAAGCGGTAAGAAACCGCGAGCGTCCTGTGCCACCATGCCAAGCTTCAAGGCAAGCATATAGGCCCACTCACACACCTTCCAAGTGCAGCGGGCGAGCAGTCGTTTCTTCCATCCTCCTTCAGCGTACCAATGAGGCAGGCAAATTGTGATACCTCCTTTTTTGCCGAAGTTCACATACCGGGTTGACTGTTCGGCTATATTGTTCGGTGATGTTCTGTTAAGCTCCCTGGAGGTGGATATTTGCGTTGTGACGCATACCGTGTAGCGGATGAGGGAAAGAGCCGTCTTATAGTTCAGCTCGTTAGCCCTTGTTATATAGTCGGTCAGTGTCACGTCGAAAGGCTCCAACATCAGCTTGATTCTCAGGTTATCCATGAGGTACTGCTGATTGGTGGAGATAAAGTAGATGCGGCCACCGCCCTTCTTCTTGTAGTATGCTATAGCAGCATAAGGGGTGGTCGATAACACGATGAGCAGCCAGTTAGGGATAGACAGGCCGTTTGTCGTAGCGAGAACACCGTGGCGGGCTTCCTCTGGTGCCGGATTCGTTTCAATGATGAAGTACCGCGAAGCATGACGGAACATTGAAACGTGGCCACGCTTCACAAGCATATTACAGAAATCTTCTGCACTTTTCTGGCCACCCTCAGAGGCATAGCAGAGACGAGCAGCCTTTGCCACTTGCTCATGCCAGTCATCAGGGCACGGCCATAATTCTACGGATGGTTTGATTAGTTGCATATCGTTCTGGATTTGAAGTTAGGACAGGCTCTTTCGGAAAGTAATACGCAACAGTTGGTAACATGAGGGCAACGGCCAAGCGTCGGCACCCCATTGATGCTCAACGTGTGTTGCTTGTGGCATACCTTCACTTTTCTACATTCGCCACATCGACGTCCTTCCCAAATGGGCGTTTCGTTCCTTTTCGTAGATACCTGCTTCTTTGCCATGTTATTTATTCTTCTTCATGTATTGCTGAGAGAGCTTGCGCTCATAGTTGTTACTCAATGCGTCATTGGCCATGCAGCGGTAGATACGCACCCATGCCACTTCTCGCACTTCATTCTGATTGGTGATACCCATGCGCTTTGCATACCAGTCAAGGACACCAAAGCTGCCGAAGTCCAGCGTCTTGATGCCAGCAGCTATTTCCTCCTTGGAGTAGTTTACCTTGATAGAGGCAAAGAGCTTGTTGATACGCTCCAGCTCCTTCGTCACAAAGTTGATGAATCCAAAGACATCGTTCACATCTTCGCCCATCAGCAGGTCAGGCTCCAAGTCTAAGAGAATCTTTGCACACTCTCCTACGATGTCCTTTGCCTCAGATGCAGAGCGAATGTCGTCCAGTGTTCCATAACTGAGCGTGTTGAGGTCTTTAGGCACCTCTTTGCCACAAAGCTTATCGGGTCGTGGTTGGTCTTTCAAACGTAGCACCAAGTCCTCTTGCACTCCCTTATCAGCGTAGGGGAGCAGCATGAGGAACTCCTTATAGGTGCACTTCTTATCGGCCATTTCACTATACTTCTTCTTTTTCATCTTCAAAATTAGTCTAATTTTGGGGGCTTTTATCTTATTTGCTTCTTTGGTTACTGAACTGCACTATTCAGTACGTCTTACCTGTACTGAAATCTGTGCACCAGGTGTTGCTTTCGAGCGTCTGAAGGTCATTGCCATCATCAGCATATCAGCGTAGTCAGGGGATTTTCCACCAAGTAGTTTCTTCCACTCATCCTTCTTGATGACATCGAGCTTTCCAACGTCATTGTCGAGGTGGGCCTGTTTCAATGCTCCCAGCTCATCGATGATTCTCTCTCGCTGATCCTCGGTGCAGATAACACGTATCTTCCTGCCATTCACCAACTCTGCCAGCTTGAAATAACACTCAGCACGTTTGTTGGCATATCGTGGGTCAAGCGGTCTGTCACCACCATGGAACTCCTTAATACCTTCCAAGTAGCTTTCAAGGTATGCGCCCATACCATCGGCATCTACTATTGTCAACGAGCGAGGGATAGCGTCTCTTATCAGAAGATTCTTCAAGTCAGTCTCTATCTCCCTGCCAGTGGAGTAGTCCTTATCAATCTTGATGCGGCAGACGTTTCCCGTCCATGAGCCGGCAACAAAATGGTCGTGCCCTTTCATTGCAAGGTCGGCAGAGCAGCTTTTACCTCCTACTTCCTCTATATGCTCATTGTGGAACAGGTCACGCAAAGCGTCATAGTCAAAGAGTGCTGCAGGGTCATCGTCATACTCGAAGTTACCATATACAAGGCGCTGCACTGTCACCTTATCTGAACGCATGAGGTTTTCCAGATACGCAGGTTCGAGGTATGGGTTATCTTTCGGTAGGGCCTTGATGAAGGCACGGAACTTTGCCAGCTTACCTTCCCTGTCAGGCTTTACGAAGTCATTGTATATCCAGTTACGCTTCGGGTTACAGCTATACATCGCCTTTGGTATCGTCACCCATTCCGTGCCGTCTAAGTTCTTTCCTCTCAGCAGAGAGAAACGGCCTCTAAGCACTGAGACAGGTTTCTCGTCAATCTCCTGTGCCTCATCGAGGAACATATCAGTCAGAGAGTAGGAACCGAAACGGTCATAGTTCGGATCTTGTGGGTCCCAGTCGATGTAACGGAAGTAAATCATACTCCCATTAGGGAAGAAATACGAGTTACCCGGCTGTCCTGCGCTTGGTGCAGTCCTATAGTAGCCATAGTTGGTGAGTCCTAAATCAGCAAGCACCTCAAAGAACGTCACCATGGTAGTATCAGTAAGACGACTGAACTCACGACGAGCAATGAAGCCGACACTGCCAGGCATGGTCATCCTGTTCAGTATCTGCCATAGACAGCCTAACCAGCTCTTGCCTCCACGGGCTCCACCGCCGTATAGCACTTCGGTGATTCCATTCGTATGGTCAGTAAGTAGCTCATAAGCCTTTAGCTGCTTATCGTTAAGTTCAACCCTTATATCCACGTTCTATTATTCATTCTCAGTGTTCTGCTGCTCCTCCTTCTTCTTGTAGGGGGCAATGGTAATGTTAATTGGCTGAGTGGTATCAATATTGACATCTTGTCTGTCACTCCACTCTTTCGTTCTGTTCTTCAGCCAGAAAATCATTGCCGTAGTGTCGGGAGGTACATGCTTCTTCACTTTCTTAACGTATGTTGTCTGTGCAGCACCACTGGGAGAGACCTTAACCTCTGTGACCGTTTCCTCAACATCATAGCCAAGGGCACGTTTATAGAGTGCAGAGACGACTTCATCATCAGCCACCTCGCTGCTTACCTTGATAAGCTCCACAAACTCAGGGTGGGCTTTCTTGATGCGTTTCAAGGTGGTAAGACCACAGCCGAGCAAGTTTGCCAGTCCCTTTAGGTCAGCACCTTTCTCACACGCCTTCTCTATCTCTTCCTCCTTGCCAGCAACATACTTATCATAGAGGGATATGTTCTCAGGGGGTCTGCCCATCCTTTTTTTCTCTTGCTCTTCCATAGATTACTCCTCTTTGGTTTCACTTTCAGCATTGGCGGCTTCTGCTGCAGCAGCGGTCTCAGCGTCCTGTTTAGCCAGTTCGTCCAAGTATGCCTCACAGATGTCTATCATTTTGGAGAAAGCCACCGAGCGTGACTTTATCTGATAGCGCTTCTTCACCTCCTGAGTGAGCCGGATATAAGACTCAAAGGAGCCGACGATGATACTTGACTCCTCACTGATTTCCATCTTCTCCAGTGTGTCGAGCACATTCTTGATGTTGTTGGCGCGGCTCTCCACAAACATGAACTTCATTTCGGTAATCTCGATGTCGCCGTCATTGATTGCAGGAGTGGAGATTTTATTCACGTCCACGAAGTCCAAACCGTTCAGTCCGGAGAACTCGCGCTTTTCCAAGCTCTTTATCTCCTCGTAGATTTCTTTCAGCATTTGGCGATCGTCCTTGCCGACGAGTGCGTTATGGCTCAGCTGATAGCCAAGCTGGGTGTCCTTGTCTGTCTCGTCGATATAGAGGATAAGAATATACTCCAGCTTTGCCTTGATAGCTGCTTTCAGACGGTGATTGCCGGACAGGAACAAAAACTTCCCATCTTCGTTACGCTTCATTGCAAAAGGAAGCTGTGAAAGGAAGCCATCTTCGGCGATGTTCTCTACCAGTCTGTCGAAGATGTCCTTATCCATGTAGTGGGCATTCCTCTCCAGCGGCACACAGTCCTCTGTCGGGCTAACATAAGCCAACTTGTAAGGGGCGATGAGTGCGTTTACATCGTCCAGTTTCTCTCTGATAAGGTTGATGTCCTTTGTGCCACCACCTTTTACTTCTTGTATTTCTTCAGCCATGATTTATATATATTGGTTATAGATTCCTTGCCAAACTGACCGATATAGGTCAGTTTTCCTTCTTCTCTCTTTGCCAGCTTGAACACGCCACGGTATTTCATGCTGACAGGATTGTTTGTATAGACAGGTGTCTTGATTGCCTGGTAATACTCTCCATACTTCCGCGCTATCTCCATCTGTGTGTCATGGGACAGCTCACACATGATGAGCAGCTTGCTCAACTTCGCCTGATGGCTGTTCACTACAAAGTCTGCCAGACAGAATAGCTCATCGAGATTGCTCTGCATCTTGGAGAACGAGCAGAAGCCAAAAGCCATACCGTCTGCGAAGAATATCATGCCTAAGTCACCGCCATTGGTGTAGTTCACCTTGTTAGCCATGTAGAAGTCTTTGTAGTAATTCACGTTCTCCACCTCTACCAGCTTGCAGGAAATATTAGTGTCCTCCTTGAACTCAAAGTCAGGGGGTATGGTGACGTACTTGCTCTTCAGCGATTTCGTCCTTCGCTCCACAAAATACTTCTTGTGCTGCTTATCCTCAGCCGATGAGTACAGATAGACAGAGTGCTTGCCTTTACCGAGGATAATCTTTGCTGTCAGGAACTCCTCGATGCTTTCATACGGTCTATCCGTATAGACGATGTTGCGGTCATTGGTCAAGAGGTCAACGTGAATACTCTCTGCCTCCTTGGGGTCAAAGAGGTTGTAGTGAGCATGCTCATACTCGAAGGTTTCCTCAACCGCCTTGTATATCTTCTCGTAGCCGCCTTTATACGTGGGCGGGAAAGCGATGCCTACGCCGCCCGTTCCCCTCTTGGCTTTTAGAAAGTCCACGAAGTCACCAAAGTAGAAGTCTGCTATCTTGAAGTTGAAGGCTCCCTTTCCCAGCTTCTCGCGTGTGCTGAGGTAGTAGGCCATGTGCTTTTCCAGGAATGCCTGCAGCATTTCCTCCTCGTAGATATTCTTCTGTGAAGTGAAGCGGCTGATGCTCATGACGTACATCACTTCGATGAGCTTCTTGTATGGGTGTTCCTCCCATTGGTCGAAGATGCGAGCAAACTGCTCATTGGTGCAGGTCATGGGCGTGGTGTCCTTTCCCAGTACGATGTCAGCAGCAAGCTTTGTGTATAGGGACACGTCGTTTGAGTGCACGGTGAATCCCATTCCGTGCATAATCTTATCGCAGTTGAAGTTGCCGGAGCAAGCCACATAGACCTCTTTGCAGTCCACTCTTGACATGATGTCTTGCAAGACGACCTTTACTTCCGGCGGTGTAGTTCCTGTGAACATAATCTATTATCTTTATCTTGGGTTTATATTCTGTTTCATTTGGTGGGCTTGTGCTCTCGGCGCAAAGCAGCGCAGACAGAGGGTTTTATGTCTCTATCTGCGCAAGTTGGTGTGGCTATTCAAAGAGGCTTAGCTCTTGAACAGTTTCCTTTGGTACGAACTCCTCAATCTGCACTCCGTTGTTTCTGAGGTGTTCAGCCAACAGTTGGCGGTGACAGAACTCGTCTGGCTTTTCATAGCAGCAGAGGGCTACGTCTCTTCCGTTCGATAGCTGCTTTACCTGGTTCAGGAAGTTTTGGATATTCAACCGTGCCAGAACTTCAGCTTTATAGCGACGAGTATATTCTTCATCGCCGTTGGTCATCTTCAGAATGGAGTATGTGGGAGCCACCTCTTTTAGCGAGGGGCCGTTATACCATCGTGGCGGGTACAGAGCAATGCCTATGACCATGATATTAGCTTTAGCCAAGGCTTTAGCGTTTGCAAAGTATGATGTATATAGTTTCATCTTTATGCTTTATTTATCGTGGTGGCAACATTCGCTCTCTTCTTGATTAGCAAAGAGGTCGTTGCAGACAAGGGAGTGCTTCTTTTTGAAGGCTGTCTTAGCCAGGTAGTTTGCAAACCACCAGTTTCTACAAGTGTTGTAGGGCTTCTCGTCCGCATGAGGCAGAGACCAGTCGATGTAATCCGGAGTGATTGGCACTCTCTCAGCATTGACGATGCGGCATTTGATGAACTCATCGTCAATCTCGATCACCGACCCTTCTTTCTCTATGAAGGCAAGGTGCAGATTCTTTGGCCAGTTCCAGCCTTTTTCGACTCCACAGAGGTAATAGAACGGGGCCTTTTTCAGAGTCATGTTTTCAGGAAGTGCCATCGTCCACCACTTCACGCGTTCATCATTGGTGCCGATGAGACTTTTCATGCAGTGATAGGCCAGGTTCACGTCTGTGATGTATCGCAGCCAGAGGATGCGATTGACATTCTTGAATTGAGCGTATTCTATTGTCACCATAGTTTTCAAATTGTATTTATCTTATATTGCAGTACAAAGGTACAAAGAATTTATCAAATACGCAAGTTTTTTGGCGTTTATTTTAATAGTTTTTCCAAGACCGGGATAATATATTTATCCAAGTCGTACCTTTTACCTTCAGGGAGTGGCAGGGTGAACTCGAAGCGCACAGCGTCCAATAGCTGACTGGGGGGGGCAGGAATTTCGTTTACTGCCACGACCTCAAAGGTGCCGCTCTTGATCTCCTTCTCTTTGTCCTTTAGCGTACCGTTGTCAAAGACATTGAAGGTATTGCCAATGTACTTCTTGTTACACTCGCAGATGTCAGCCATGCTGTGATAGTGCTGGAAGTACCAAACGCCGTTCATAAAGTTGGCTGTGAACTTATCCTCATCGAGGAAGGCAAACGTTCCTCTCTTGCGCTTGCTGTTCTCTGTCTGGTTGGAGGAAGTGGCACCATAGACGGTGTTTCCTGCCCAATAGATTGTACCACCAGGCTTGCATAGTGCAGAGCAAGTACGAAGGACAGCAGCCTCGGCTTCCAGTGAGTCCACGCTGTTGATTACATGGTCACAGACAACAACATCGTAGCGTCCGTATTTCTCCAGGTGTGCGCAAATCTCCTTGCAGTCACGCTCTACTTGCTCAGTCAGGATTTTGGAGCGTAACATCTTTGGCCCACAATAGAAGAACTCTATAGCGTCGATGTCGTAGCCCTTGCCTTTCAGCATTTCGTAGTAGTTCTTACAGCCGGCACCGAAGTCAAGGATGCGGGTTGCCTTCGTCACGTTGGGAATGACCTGTGTCTCGTAGAGGACAGAAAGAGCGTGCTTGTCTGCTCCCTCGGGGTGTCTCTCTGGCTGTGCATAGCTCTGAATGTAGGTGTTGCGCTCGATATGGTCATAGTTGAACTCACCATATTTCAGAGAGAAGTAATGCTCGGCCTTCTCAGCCATACCTTCAGGCAGTACATAGACGAGCAGAGGCATACGCAGCAGCTTGATCGTCTTGGCATAGATAGCACTGATGATGATATTCCCCTCGCTGTCAGCGACAGCATTGGCAAACTGGCCATACTTATTCACAAGCTCAGTGAGCTTGATGACCTTGTTTGCCTCACCGCCTTTGTTCACCATGATAAGGTCTTTTGGCTGTACGAGAGTGAAACCCACCGTACCCTTCGGCACGTTCACTTTGAGCAAAGGCTGATTCTCACTCACCTCAACCTCTGTGAAGTTGTGTAGTTGGTTGAAGCGTACCTCGTCGTACACCGTTACGTTCTCCAGGCAGAAGGCAGGGCACTCAGTGATGCCGAGCAGCTTCATCGTCTTTGTACGCTGGTGGCCAGCAAGGATGCGTTTGTCACTACCTCTTATCACGATAGCCTTGATAATGCCAAGCGTGGATAGAGAGGCTTTCAAGTTCTCCTGCGCGTCATCTTCCAACTTTCGGGGGTTGTAACCAGCAGGAGATAGGGTGTCAATTTGCACCGTCTTAATCATGTTACTGATTTCGTTCATAATATTCATCTAATAAAAAGTTAATGAATCCGTCCATTTTACCATGCTCTTTGCCGTATTCTTTGGCAACTCTCTGCAGCTCTTCACTCTCTGCTTTGCTCAGAACGATGTCATAGACACCGAATTTGAAGCTCTCTACCTGCACGGTTGTATTCTTGTCACCACCAAAGCGGTCTGGGCCATCCTCGTTACT